ATTAGATTGCACTGGAGTTTACATCCAGATAGAAATCAAAAATGGGCTGATGATATGAGAACTAAGATTGGACAGAGAGCGTTTGCACAGGAGCATGACTGTGACTTTCTACAATCTGGTAATAATGTAATAGATGTAAATGATTTAAAGTGGTATGAAGAAAATCCAACAACAGCCGACGGGCATGATATAACTGAATGTCCTCATGTTAGAGAGCCAATTGAAAAAACAGGTTTCGATAAAGGATTTTGGATTTGGAAATATCCTGATTACACAAGACAGTATTTAGTTTCAGCAGATGTATCAAGAGGAGACGGATCAGATTATTCTACTTGCCAGGTCATAGATGTTGAAAACTATGAGCAGGTTGCAGAATATAAAGGTAAAGTTCCTACCGATGCATTTGGACATTTGTTAGTGCAAATTGCTGTTCAATATAATAATGCGTTGTTAGTACCCGAAAATAACTCTATTGGATGGGCTACAATACAGAAGATTATTGATTTGAATTATAGCAACTTGTATTGGACAGATAAAACAAAAATGTATGTAGATGTTACTAGAACTACAGACATTTATGATCCATACGATAAGAATAAAAAGAGTTTAGTTCCTGGTTTCACAACTTCATCGAGAACTAGACCAACAATGATTGCTAGAATGGAAGAAGATATTAGGAATCATGAAATAGAGCTACATTCGATGAGGTTGCTTAAAGAATTTGAGACATATATTTTTGAAAATGGCAAGCCCGATCACATGCAAGGCTATAATGATGATTTAATTATGGCTCTAGCTATTGGGATGTTTGTCAGAAATACAAATCTCAAGATTCATGAATTGGGCGGAGAAATGCAGAGAACAATGTTGAATAACATCTCCTCTGTTAACAATCCTTATGAACTTGGTGTTATAAAGCCAGAAGATTATAATAAAGTACCCGAGCAATATACAATGAAGACTCGACAGAGTGAAGAAAATCTTCTTTGGCTGTTATAGTGGAGCTAAACTAATGAAATTCGTAGAAGAAATCGCGAGAAAGCTTTCAAAAACAGAATTTAAACCCCGTCCTGATGTCAAAGCTAATGGTAATATGAAGAAGATTAGAAAAATGACTCAGGAGATTGCTAACCGCGAGAGGGATAAAATAAGGTGAGGAGTTAATGAATAATTCGAATCAGAGAAGTAATGGGTGGGGTGAATACGAAAAATTAGTATTAAATGAATTAGAAAGATTAAACAAATGGTCAGAATCATTCGCCAAACACGTTGATGAAGAACTCACAAAAACAAAAGTAGAAATAGCAACACTAAAAGTTAAAGCAGCAATGTGGGGCGCATTGGCAGCAGCAGTTGCAGGGCCTATTGTAGCAATAATTGCAAACATACTCATAAAAGGATAGAAAGGTATAAGGATAATGGATAAATTTGATGTTCTTAAGAGACTAGTTACAGGTAGAAAAGCAGGGTATAAAGTTCCCACAGAACGCCCAGGCCAAAGAGCTCAGAAACGAGCTTTCGATACTTTTAGTAGAGCTGCTACATCTATATACAACCAAGCTTTAGCGGGTGGTGTTGAAAGACATGAACGAGTAAAAGATTATGAAGAAATGGATGCTACTCCTGAAATTTCTAAGGCGTTAGATATATATGCTGATGATGCTTGTACTTATTCTGAAGAAGGGATCGTACTCAACATAGAATCTGATGATGAGAGAATTACAGGAGAATTAGAAGAGCTATTCTTTGAAAGATTAGATATTGAATTCCATTTATGGAATTGGATAAGAAACATGTGCAAGAATGGTGACAACTTTGGATTATTGGATGTTGTCGATAAAGAAGGTGTCCTAGGATTAATATCATTGCCAGTATTAGAAATAGAAAGAGAAGAAGGTTATGATGGTGACCCTAACTCATTAAGATTCAGATGGACTGCTCAAGGTAACACCACATTTGATCCATACCAAATATCACATATGAGAATTCTAGGTGATGACAGATTCCTGCCTTATGGAAGATCAATCTTAGATCCTGCAAGAAAAATATGGAAGCAGCTATCTTTAGCTGAAGATGCAATGCTTATTTACAGAATGACAAGAGCTCCTGAAAGAAGAGTTTTTAAGATTGATGTTGCAAATATTCCACCCAACCAAGTAGAACAATACATTATACAGACAAGAGACAAGCTCAAAAGAACACCTTTGGTAACAGAATCAACAGGACAGTTGGATTATAGATTCAATCCTATGTCAATTGATGAGGATTTCTTCCTTCCAGTTAGAGGTGATAGAGGATCTGATATTGAGACTCTACCAGGTGGAACTAACCAGGGCGATATAGAAGATATTGAATACATTCAGAATAAGCTATTCATTTCACTAGGTGTACCAAAATCATACCTTACAGCTGAAGAAGATCTTGCTGGTAAAGCTACATTGGCACAGGAAGATATTAAGTTTGCTAGAACAATTCAGAGAATTCAGAAGATTATTGTTTCTGAATTAGCTAAAATTGGATTAATTCACTTATTCTTAAGAGGATTTGATGAAGAAAAGATATATAATTTTGATCTTAAACTGACAAATCCTTCTACTGTTATGGAAATGATGCAGTTAGAGCTTGTCGAAAAGAGATTTGATATAGCCAATACTATGGCTGATTCACACCTAGTATCAGATTTATACACGCAGAAAGAAGTATTGAGGTTAACTGATAATGAAATTGTTAAAGGTAATGAGCTTCTATTGGACGAAGCAAGAAGAAAGTATATACTCCAATCGATTGAAAGTGGTGAAGAACCTCCTGCTGAAACAGAAGAACCAGAAAGAAAAGATCCTCCTAAGGAAAATCAAACAGATACAGGACCTTCAGCTGTTCCAGATCCATTTGGTACTAAGGACCTTCCAGGTGTTCCAAATGAAGATTCCTTGGGGACTGATCATCAAAGCGGAGATTTGATTCGAAAGGGTAAGAGCAGAAAAGATCCATTCAACAAAAGTATATCAGATGTTATGCGACATGATAGAAAGATTGATAAGATATTTGAGACATTACAGAATAATAGACCTACAAAAAGTTTGTCAGAAGATAAAGAATTCAAAGCTGCATTCAAAAATCGGAACAACAACAGACGATAGATATATTTATATAAAGTGATATATTTATATCATATTAGTGCTAGCTAATAAAAAGAGAGATTGTATGCGACATAGAAAATTGAGTAATATTGGTATTATCTTTGAAGCGTTAAATAAGTGTGTGACTTATTACTCTTCAAAAGATAAGATTAGCGAAGGTGCTAAGGTATTTTCAGTCATAAGAAAATACTTCTTGGATAGTAGCACTTATATGCATGAGATATATAAGGAAATCTACTCTCCAATAATTTATGGACAAACTAATAATCACTACTATGCTTCTAAGTATCTTCAATATATGATTGAAGAATACAAGGGCATAGATGAAAATAGATTGCATAAAGAAGTTAAATCTCTTATATCTGAATTGGATAGCTTTGCCAAGCTTTCTTCAAAGCAGATTTTAAATACAAAAATCAACACATATAAGGTTTTGGCAAGTTTTAAAGTATTAGCTGATTCAGCTTGCAATAGAGTAAAATTAACTCCTCAAGAAAGATTAAGATGTGAACAGACAGTTATGGAGCATCTTATTAACAATGAGGAAGTAAAGCGCATTAATGAAAGTAGCGCAACCATTACTAGCAGTAGAAAACCATTGGAAGAAATGGAAGAGCAACAACTAACTTCATTCATTGCTGTCAAAAAGTTCAAGGAAAAATATAATGTTAGTTTAACGACCGAACAGAATGATTTCATGAACAGATATCTAACCACACAGGAAAAACCATTTTACAGATGGGTAGAAAAGAAACTTAAGAATATTGTCAAAGAAATCGATAACAAGATGGACAATGTTGAAGATGAAAAAATAGAAGAAAAGCTATCACTCGTAAAAGAAAGATTTGAATCAATTTTAAATAAAAGAAAAGTAGACGAAACAGGAATGACTGACATACTTCTTGGATTTGATCTATTCAATTGTCTCAAATTATTTTAAGGAGAATAAATAATGTCAATAG